CTATTATATTAGTGGCCGGTAGGTGGCGCCGGCCGCTTTTTATTTTGTGTATAATAAAGGCATGAAAAGAAAAAATGATTTAACGCCATACGGCGAAAACGGTTATGTTGATATTCCTAAAATCCGTGGTATTTGCGACGAACACAAAATTTATTTCGTGTTCATTGTCGGCGGCCGCGGAACAGGCAAAACATATTCGACATTATTAGACAGAGGATTAAACAACACCGACGGGAAATTTATGTTGATACGCCGGCTGCAAACACAGGTTAACGCGATTAAAAAGCCGGACTTTTCACCGTTTAAAAAGATATGCAGCGATCGCGGCGTCGAGGTAGGCGTCGAGCCGGTCGTCGAAAATGTTTCGAAATTTGTGTATAACGAAAACACTATCGGCTATTTGGCCGCGCTTGCTACGTTTTCAAACGTTCGAGGGTTCGACGGTTCCGATATTTCGGATATTATTTACGACGAGTTTATCCCAGAACGGCATGAACGGCCGATAAAGGCAGAGGCCGACGCGCTGTTTAATCTGTACGAAACTATCAACCGAAACCGTGAATTGAATAACGAAAAACCGGCGCGTCTTTGGTGCCTGGCTAACTCGAACGACCTCGGCAACCCTGTTTTCATGTCTTTAAAACTGGTAACAGTCGCGGAACGAATGCGCGAAGCCGGCCGGGAGGTTTACATCGACTATAGACGCGGTTACATGATTATCATGTTGGACCGTTCCCCGATAAGCGAGCAGAAACGCGAAACGGCTTTATATCGATTAACCAGTGGTTCAGATTTCGAACGCATGTCTATTGATAACGATTTTGTACAGGCTGAAATTATGAATATCAAGAGTAAGAAACTACGCGAATATAAACCGCTGGTAAAGGTCGGCGAAATTGTTATATATAAACATAAAGCCACTAAAACATATTATGTCACAACGCACGCCTCCGGGCGGTATGATGACATGGGAACCGGCGAGATATCGTTTAAACGGTTTAATAACAAATACTATTATCTTTGGAATGCGTATTTTGATTTACGGATAACCTTCGAAAATTATTATGTTGAGAGGTTGTTTGTAAACATTTGTAAAACATGATTATATATTAATAGGAACGGCGCTCATAGAACAGCCGCCGGAAGCGGCGAGCGCGGGTTAGTTCGACCCTCGAACCGTTCCTATTAATTAACGAGGTGACGTTTATGGATGAAATGAAATTAATAGCCGATTTGATTGGTCAATATTGTTTTCCGATTGTATGTTGTTTTATTCTTTTCCGCTCAATGGAAAAAGAACGCGAGGTTCACCGCGAAGAAACGAGCGCGCTGACACATGCGCTGGAAGACAACACCCGAGTTATGACAGAATTAAAAACATTATTCGAGGTTCACAAAAATGAAATTCAAAATTTTGGGTGATTTAGAAGATTATACCGATTTAGAATTGGCATTGCTCGTCATGCTCGGCCAGTTCGGAAACGGCGCCGATCGTCGTAACGCATTAGGCAAATATTACGACAACGTCCAGGAACTCGTCGAAGACCTGGCCGTCGGTGTCGTGCCGGTCGTCCATCATAAAGGCGCCATGAGTGACGATGAAATTCGCGCGGCGCTTGAAAAAATCAAACCGACGGACGCCGATTTTAACGCTATGGTTACAGAGTTCATAAACGCATTAAAATAGAAAAGACAGGAGGCCACTAAATGAACTTTTCAGAAATTAAAGAATTACTCGATGCAGGTTTCACCCCGGAGCAGATTATGCAGATTCACGCGGAACCAGAAAAGCCGGTAACTGTATCCGAAACGGAAACAAAAACGACAGATCCAGAAATAAAAACTGTCTCCCAGCCGGAAACAATTACGGCCGCGGTCACTTCCGAACAGTTTAAAGAATTGCAGAACGCTATTACAGAGTTAACGAAAACCGTACAGGCTAATGCAATTCTGAACGACCTTCAGCCGGGCCAGTCTGTAAAAACAGATATGGACATTCTCGCGAGCGTAATCAACCCAGGTTCGAAATAAAATAGGAGGATAAAATCTATGTCAGTCAACACTATGGGTTTCGAGCAGGCAGCAACCCTTCTCAACTCTTTAAATTCACAGGCCACCGGCCGCGCGGCTATCACGCCGACCAATACGTCGGAATTTGTCAGCCTCGCGCAGACAACATTGCAGGCAGGCTATGACCCGGTCCTTAATGCTATCAGTCAGATGGTAACAAGAACTATTTTCAGTGTTCGGCCATACGACCGAAAGTTCGCCGGTATCCAGGTCGATAATCAGAAGTTCGGCGCTATTACCCGCAAACTGAATATTGCCGATAAAGATTTCGAAAACGACGTCAGTTTTCAGCTCGTCGATGGTCAGTCGGTCGACCACTTTATCGTAAACAAACCGAACGTTCTTCAGACCAATTTTTACGGCGCTAACGTCTTCGAAAAATCTTATACGATTTTCAAAGACCAGTTAGACAACGCGTTCACCGGGCCGGAACAGTTCGGCGAATTTATGAGCATGGTAACACAGAACGCGTCCGACATGGTCGAGCAGTCACACGAAAACCTCGCGCGCGCTACTATCGCGAACTTTATCGGCGGCAAGGTAGCCGGTGACGCAAACAGTGTTATTCACCTTCTGTCACTTTTCAACGGTGAAACTGGTCAGACACTGACGAAAGCCCAGGCGCTGGCGCCCGCTAACTATAAGGCATTTATGCAGTGGGTATACGCGAAGGTGGCGAGCATTTGCGCGCTTATGACAGAACGGTCTAACAAGTATCAGATTAACGTTACAGGCAAGCCGGTTATGCGTCACACACCATATGCGAATCAGAACGTCTTCATGTTCGCACCCGACCGCTACGGTATCGAGGCGCGCGTCCTGGCTGACACATTCCACGACAATTATCTGAAATATGCTGACGTCGAAACTGTTAATTATTGGCAGTCAATCGAAACGCCGGACCGTGTAAGCGTGACACCTTCCTACATTGATAACACCGGCAAAGTCGTAACAGGTAGTGCCGCCGTTATCGACGACCTGTTCGGCGTAATCTTCGACGACGACACCCTGGGTTATACAGTCGTTAACCAGTGGTCTGCTATGACTCCGCTGAATGCAAAAGGCGGTTACTGGAACATGTTCCTGCATTACACGGACCGCTACTGGACAGACTACACAGAAAAAGGCGTCGTTCTTCTTCTCGACTAATCCCGTTCAATCATATTGCTGAAACACCTCTTTTATCGGAAAACAGCCGGTTATTTGTGACCGGCTGTTTTTCGTTATATATTTAAAATAGAACAGGAGGTTAAAATGCTGATACGTTTCTATAACTTCGCAAAACGCGAGAACAGCACGAAACAACCGGCGGCAGGCAGCGGCACCGAATACGACGTCGTTTTGAAAGACGGTAGCAGTCTTATTCAGCCGACTGTCATTTTACGGTTAGAATATAAGCCGGTTTATAATTACGCATACATCGCCGACATGGACCGTTTCTATTTTGTCGATGATATTGTTAATCTATCTAAAAACATTTGGGAAATTTCCATGCATACCGACGTGCTTGCGTCGTTCCGTGTTGAAATTACAAACGCCGAATTATACGTTCTTCGCGCGGCGGCTGATTATGACGGTAATATCATAGATAACTTTTACCCTGTCAAAGTCACAAAAACAAACGAGCGCGTCACAGTCGACAGCATATTAAACGCCGGCGGCTCGTCAGCATATGCAAACGTTAACAATGGTTGTTTTATTGTCGGTATTGTCGGCGCTACTGGTTCACTGACTACTAACGCCATATATGGCAGTGTAACCTATTACGCATTCAATCGCGCGAATTTTGCGAAGCTCATAAGTTTACTTTTAGACGACGACGTTTTGGAAAATTGGGGACTCGCCGATTTATCAGATTTAACAATTAAATTGCAAAAATCAATAATCGACCCTCTGCAATGGATTAAATCATGTGTATGGGTTCCGATTGCATACAATGAAATAGACGGTACAAGCGTCGGGCAATTGTACGCTTTTGGCATGGAAATTAGCGGCAGTCAGCCGGGTGATTTTTATTGCAAACAGATTAGCGGCAACCCTCCGCAGGAGGTATTGACAACTACTATAACAATACCTCCGCACCCGATGGCCGCGAGCCGTGGCGACTATTTAAATGTCGAACCGTTCACCCGCATGCAATTGCTATTTCCTCCCTTCGGGAATTTTGAACTAGATACCAGTGTATTAACACAGGCGGATAATCTTGCTATCACTGTATATATCGACCTTATCACCGGCGCCGGAACGCTTCGAGTCGGCGCGGAAGGGGACGGTCAGTTTCTAATAAACGCTAAAACACAGGTCGGCGTTCCTATCAATTTGACCCAGGTAACACACGACTATTTATCAATGTTCGGCGGTTTGATTGGCGGCGGCATTTCTGCCGGAGTCGGCGCGGCTACTGCCAACCCTGTCGGCATTATCGGCGGTGTAGTCTCCGCGATCGGTAGTGTCGTTAATGCATTTAAACCTGTCGTATCGTCTATGGGCGGAAATGGCGGTTTCTCCGACCTGTCCGGCAAACCTACTTTAGCATGCCAGTTTTACGACATACCCGATGAAGACAACGCAAACGCCGGCCGGCCTCTTTGCCAGGTCAGACGCCTCGGTTCGTTACCAGGTTATATTTTAGTTCGCGAGGGTGACGTCGAAATTAACGGTTTCGGCGATGAACAGGCAATTCTGAAATCTTACCTTGAGGGAGGTTTCTATTATGAGTAATTACACGCCAAGATTAACCGCGCCGTCTACGTCCGATTTAAGATGGATAATGGCCAGTTATGGCGGTTATAATGAATGTATTGCCGGTTCTGACGGCCCACCGTCGGTCCTTCCGAACTGTACCGGCTATGTGCATGGCCGATGTATGGAAATCGCCGGCGTAACTACCGATAATTTAGGTTTGTCGTTTGGAAATGCCGTTACTTACTATTCACAATCATCATCTGACTGGGTTCAATCAAGCGAACCGTCTTTGGGTGCCGTGATTGTATATTCGCAAAACGTGGGATGGGAACCCGGTCACGTCGCTGTCGTCGAAGAGATAATAGATAATGATACTATCGTAATATCGCAGTCAGATTATGGCGGCGCGCGATTCAGCACCTGGACATGCACACGGTCTACAAATTGGACACCGTTTACAAATGTTTCATTTATTGGTTTCCTTAAAAACCCATATGTAACACCTGGCCCTGGACCTGGTCCCGGTGGCAATCTTGCGAAATTTCTTTTAATGGCTAAATATAGAAATAGGAGGAATAGAAACAATGTCAGCAAACGCATTATTTGACAGTAAACCGCCGGTCGATTTTCAATCTATCAATTATTATAATTCTATGATTGACCCGTCTACCGTACACGTTAACAACACAGTCGTTATGAACATGTTACGCCGTTATTTACTGCAACGTGTTTTCGCGGTTTACGACTTCGGAGGTATCCCGGACACATGGGACAAGGATTATTTTAGATACGTCCTGTTCGTGTTCGGTTTCGAGGCCATTATAAATACGGATAAATTCGGCGTAATCCCGCAATATTGCACGCTCGACGGACGTCGTAATGTATTCATGCAACCGTCGCGCGTTCTGATTGCTAACCCCCTTATCCGCGGCAATGTTAACCCGCGTATCGGTGTAGAATGTGCATTGATTAAAATGCAACCGAATTATTCGGGTATTTGGGACCTTGTCAGTTATTTTGCCTCGATGATGGCAGTTACGCTCGAAACGGCGGCTATCAACACATGGAACAGTAAATTCTCATGGGTGTTTACCGGCGACAATAAAGCCGAGGCCGAGGGCATGAAAAAAATGTTCGACCAGTTAGGCAATCAGCCGGCTGTGTTCGTTTCGAAAAATATGTTCGACGAGGAAGGTAACCCGAAATGGCAGATGTTCAATCAGAACGTTCGGGAAAACTTTATCGGCCTCGATCTGCAAGAAGCTTTTACAAAATGGAATAATATGTTCGATACATTCATCGGTATCGATAACGCCAACTATGAAAAATCGGAACGGCTGAACGTCGACGAGGTAAACGCGAACAACGCGGAAACACGCGCTTTATGTTCTATTTGGCGCGACTGTATCGCCGAAGGACTGGACACCGCAAACAAACTTTTCGACTTAAATTTAAGCGTTAAACTTCGCCAGGACGCGGAACAGAAACAGGAGGACGTCGACAATGTTATCGATTAACGGATTATACAATTACGACAAAACTATTTTCGATAACTTCTATTTGCCGGAAGCGCTGCAAAGTAAAAAACAAATCGTAATAGATTATATTTGTGAATCGTGCGCAGAATTGGAAATCGTATACCCGGACCCGAATATTATGAAAAATTCTATTCGAATTTGGAGTTCGCGAAACCTTGAACGGTGGGAGGAACTTTATAAAACCACACAATACGAATATAACCCCATATGGAATAAGGACGGCACCATAACCGAAACTTATGACGATAAGGCCGTTACTTCGAACATGGGAACCCGGCAAACTACCGGCTACAACGATGATACATTCGTCGACCGCGACCGTGATAGCGCAAGCGGCAACGCTAACACTAGCGGAAAACGAACAAGAGTCGAGCAGGGCAACATCGGTATCACGTCAACCCAACAGTTAATAAAGGAGCAACGCGAAATTGTCGATTTTAACCTAATCGAAGTAATCGTTTCTGACTTTAGAAAATATTACTGTTTAATGGTTTGGTGAAATGTCTGTTCGTGCCTGGGCAGTAATATTAGTAATTTTTGCCGCCGATGTTGGAATTATTGGTTATTCATTGCTATTATCAGATTTAGAAGAGAACAGGAGGACTGAAGAATGGCAAAAACAAAAACGCTCACGAAAGCGCCGGCGTTAACAGCCGCCGGAAAAAACGGTGAAACCGATTTTACTTTCGAAACAATCAACCGCGCTACAATTCGATTCAGCCGTGCCGCGGTCGTTTATCTCGAATATAATTCGGAAACCGGCGGTGTCGCTGTAGTCGTCGAAAATGAAATCGCCGGAACTACTAAAACGTTAAGCGGCACGATTAAATAACGGAGGTTAAAAACATGGTAATGCATTTAAACGGTTACTCTAATTTCCACGACGATAACCTCGATTGGCTTATTGACGAAATGTCTACAATTCATAATGAAATGGAAGACATCAGAAAATGGAAATCAGATTGGGAAGACGTTTTAAACGATTTAAATACTAAATACATAGAAATCGAAGCAAAATATGCGATGTTGGAAAAATCGTTTAATGATTTCACCAGTCAAGTAAACAGTGATTTTGAAAAACTATCAGCCGATTTCGTCAAGCAGTTCGGTATATTACAAGCAAATCTCGAAGCGGATATTGAAGGTTTCAAAAACGAAATTCAATTTCAAGTAAACGGCCTTGGAAATCAAGTATCAGCACTAGACCACAAACTAGACCAGGCATTAGACAATTTGGCAGATAGTCTAAAAATGAACAACCCGTTCACGGGACGCGAAGAACCTATTTCGCAAATTATTATGCAGTTGGCCGCGTTCCATATGGAAGACGCAATTACGGCGCAGGAATATGACAATTTGAATCTGACGGCGCAGGACTATGATAATAGAAATTTAACTGCATATCAGTACGATGTGATGGCGAAACAATATTTATTATAAGGAGGATGTAAAATGTCACACACTAACGCAACCGCGCATTATGCGCTTTCTCAATTCATCGCTACAGATACGCCTGGTTGGATGAGCGATATTAACCAGGATAACACAAAAATCGACACCGCTATTTATAACAATGAAACATCAATTACAACATTGAACGGCAATATGTCGACCGTTAACGCTAAATTAGAAAACATGCTGCCCGACGTCGGAAATGTTGGTTCTATTTTACAGAAAACAACAAACGGCGCTGTTTGGTCAAATCTGTTTAATCTGATTTACCCAGTCGGTTCTATCTACATGACCGAAGATACAACATTCGACCCGAATACCCGTTTCGGCGGCACATGGGTACAGATTAAGGATCGTTTCCTGTTAGCCGCGGGTGATACATACACGACAGGCGATACCGGCGGCGAAGCTGAACACACACTTACTTTGAACGAAATGCCGGAACATACACATAAAGTGCTTATTACATCGTCAACAGCTTCGGACCAGAACTGGTATTACAACTACACATTCGGCAACGGAGCATTTACATATAACGACACGGAGAATGCCACAGGTATCAAAAACGCCGGAGGTAGCCAGCCGCATAACAACATGCCGCCGTATCAGACCGTGATGATTTGGAAACGAACAGCATAAAAAATATAAAAACATGTTCAAGATTTAAGAACATGTTTTTATTATGCTCGCATGGTTGTTTATACAGGTTGGGGGTATACCCCCGGGGGGTATACCGTGTTAGGTTATCCC